ATTGTGAACACTAATGCTAGCTTTCATTTTATATTTTTTAAGCACTGCTTTGATGCCTGGTGCTAATTCTTTTTTCATTGCTTGTGATACATATGCCATTTGCTAACTCCTGTTTGCTTAACTTACTCTTATACTATAGCACCAAGATATCTTGGTGTCAACAGTTAATTTCACTTTTTTTGTATTTTTTTAACATTTTTTCTTGCTCAGCATATGCTTCAATTTCCCAAGGACGTTCAAAATAAGGAATATCGCTGGGTTCAAACATAGGAAATTCGCCACGTACATCTTGTTTAATATGTACAAATTCGTGAAAGATAGCAGTAATAAGGTCTTCAGCTTTCAGACCTTTGCGAACACGAATCTCATACTCACGATCATCATCGCCTTCTAAACAATCTGCTTCTGCGGCTAATCCAGGTGCAATCTCAACATCAACTGCCAGTTTACGGTGTCGTGGTAGCCAGTAATCTTTAGCAAACCACAACGCTTCTTTGACCAATTCACGCTCTTTTTTAGTACCGCCTATTACACTATACATCATCGTCAAATTTTTCCTCTACCGCTTTTATGTGCTTACACTTTTTAAATGCTGGACAATCGCATGTAAAGCCTTTGTCTAGCATTTCAATATTGTAAGTGCCTTTTGAGCCTTCGGCATTCCACACTGTGCCAACAGCCCAATGTCCCTTTGTATTAATAATATCACTTGCGTAAATTTTAGGACCGTATTTCGACATTAAACTGCAACATTGTTTAGTTGATTAAATTTTGCAACCCAAGTTTCCAGGTTTTCTTTATCGACCCGAAAAGTAACTCCTGGGTTGCTTTCCAAAACAACACTTTTAGCATTTACTTTGGCAATAGTAGCAACATACTTGCCGTAGCTAACATATCCCCGACTGGTCCATTGTTGCTTTGCGTAATAAACTTTTTTTCCAACTTCAAACATTATTGTACCTCTTTTGCAAGTTTTGCGATGTCAGACCAATTAGTAGCGGATTGTTTAGCAACAGTTTGCTTAACTGCTTTTAGCTGATCTGCTTTGGACATTGCGTCGAACATTTGATTTAGATAAACTTGATATGCTGTCATGTTTTTTCTCCGTCTACATATATAGTATAAGACATCATGAGTCGAGTGTCAATAGAAAACGCAAGAAATGAATCCTGCGTTTTCAATAACTTACAAATTAAAGTGAAATATCTTCTAATCCTGCTGATCTTAATTTTACAATATTATTAATCTGAAATCCTTTAGCATCTAGTGCTTTAATAAGGCCCATAAACTTATTGCGTATTAATGCAAACTCATTGCAAATGTGTTGTTGATCAACTACATCAGGTTCGCCTTCTGCATACTTGTCAGCATCACGGCTACTTAGAGCACGATTATAATGCTCTAAAAACTTTTTATATTTTTGTGTTTTTATTTTACGAAGTTCAATATTCAGATATTCTAGTATTGCTTCTATCTCCTGCAACTGATTAAAACGATATTCAATTATACCAGGCATGTCACGTGAATGTTTTTCAACACTACCTTTAAGGCCACACTCTTTACGAGCTTCGTCTAATTCTTTTTCGTAATAATCAATTGCAGGGATAATGTTACTGATATCTTTTCGTATATCGTTAAACCAGCTCATTTACCATTCTTCATCATCTTCGTTAAACTCGTCCAAATCTACATATTCAGTATATTTGTCTCGGATAACTTTGTCAATAGTTCCGTCAAAACCAACTAGTTCATCAGATACTTCTTCAATATCAATTGAATCTTCAAGGGTCATTAAGAACTTTTGGCAAGCGTCATACTTGTCCTTTGCTGTAATGTATGGCTTTACTGCCATCCAAAGATTCACGAACTGTTCAATTTCGTCTTCACTTAGTTTCATATGATTCAGTTTCCTCAGATAATGTGTTCTCGTTATTTAGTTCATCAACATCAATATCTTCTGTCATATCATCTACTTCATGGTCGTCCCATTGTTTCATAATAAGATCTAGACAATTATTATCATTACGTTCCCATGCTTTACGGAATTGTAGGATTTCTTCGCCTGTTTCTTTATCAGTATAAACTAAACGGTTACCAGTTTTCTTTAATACACCTTTGCCTTCAGCTAAGTCTACTAGTCCACTATATGGCGACATTCCTGTCTCATATGGAATTTTAACTTGTACACTTTCAAAAGGTTTACTGTATCGTGTCTTCATTACTTTACAGCTTGCCCGAATACCCTTTACTTCACTAATTTTATTACCATCTTCGTCTTCTTTAAGTTTGAGTTTGCGCATAGCAACCACAATACTTGATGCGTAAATAAATCCTTGTCCACCACTAATACGGTCATCTGGGTCAAACATATCTTGTGATGCATATGTGTGGTTGGTACAAACCATCCCTACATTATAATCACCAAACATATTAACACAATTACGTACTAGTGCAGTAAGGGCTTTAGGCTTGCGTCCTAAGTCACCTTTCATGTCACCTTTTTCAAACTGATTAATGTCTGTAGGTGTTAGCATCATGCCTAAACTATCAATTACAAAAAGTACTTTTGGACGATCTACATCATCTTTATCAGCATATTGTGATTTATAGTCTTTCATAAACTCACTAATCAGCTTTGCGACATCGTCAATCATTGCAACGTTTAGTTTGAGTAGTTTATCTTCTGCTGTATCTACATCTAATGCATGTAGCCACTTTTCGTCTAATGCATTTTCTGTATCTACTAGCACAACGAAAATGTCTTGTTTTTGTGCTTCACGTACTAAGTTACCAGCACAGATAAAACTTTTACCTGCTCCTGATTCTCCTGCAAATACTGACACTTTTCCTAGTGGAATACCACCATCAAATCTGCCACTTACAAGTTTGTTTAGTGTAAAGTTACCTGTTGAGATCCATGTGTCAGGGTCTCTAAATCCAGTACTAAGTCCAGGAACACTCTTAGTAATGCTTTTGCGAAACTTCGCAATATCAAATGCTTTTGCCATTATTGTCTCCTAAAAAGAAATTGTGGGGCGACTACGTGCCGCCCCTATCATTTTGTTAAGGATTTATGCCCTTGAACGGATTGCCGCCAAGATGTCCTGTGCACTTGGCTTATCGCCTTCTGCTGCTGGAGCAGGTGCTGGAGTAGGTGTTGGTGCCGCTGGAGCCGGATCTTGCCATCCAGTATCAGTTGTTGGCGCCGCTGTTGGTGTAGGTGTTGGTGCTACTGGTGCTGGAGCAGGTGCCGCTGTTGGCGCTGGCGCTGGTGCACTATTATTGTTTGGAACACTGTTTGATGTATCAATTTGTACACCTGCTGGACGATAAAAATTACCCCAACGTACTGGATCATACATTTTACCATCAACACTAGCTTCAAACATTTCAGCAATTACTGCCAACTCTGCTTCACTTGGTTGTTTTGGTAGATAGTCATTTAGATTGTACAATCCATATGTTTCAATTGCTGCACGTTCGTTGCTATCCAAACTACGCTCTCTACGAGCCCAACCACTGGTTGAGTAATCTGCATACTGTCCCTTTGTTGTTTTAGTAAGACGGAAGTCTGTACCAGCTTCAAGGTCTGTAGGTAGTTCTTCAAAGTCACTACTCATTAGTGCACCTTTAATAATATTGAAGATACTTGGATTAATTACAAACCTACGAATTGGGTTCTCTGGAGATTCCTCATCAAGTGAGTTCTCAGTTACAAAGCCTTGGAATACGTATGAACGCTTTTTCCAATACTTACGACCCATGTCTTCAAGACTTGGATCTTTAAACCACTGTCGTACTTCAGATAGTACTGGACAGCTTCCAACTGGTCCCCACATTTCATTACATGGAACGTTTACAACACAACGACGACTGTCTGGTTGTCCTTCAATTCCTTGAAACTCCATACGAATCATTTGACGCTCACGCCAAAAGAAAGTATTACTCGCATCTCCATCTGGGAGGAAACGAATTACACTTGTTGAATTTTCTTGAATGTTCCAAAACGGATAGATTGCGTTATCGCCTCCACCTGTTTGTTTTCCAGGACCACCACTGTTGTCCTGTGCTTGTAGTTTTGCTTTAATTTCTGCCAAAGATGCCATAGTTATTCTCCTATATTTGCCTATGTGTGTTGCATAATGCAACGTTTGCCTAAGTTTGCCTAAGTGACAATGTACTTATTGTCATTAATATAATATACCTGCGATGGTTTGTCAACTAAAAAGTTAAAAAAGTTTGTTGATATCATAACTTTCGAGTACAGTGTTGATATCCTTTTCCCATTGATTATTTTCCGCATGTACTGGTGTCTCATTGTGAGCTGGCTGTAACTTGGGCATCAGCGATGCAAGTGCTTTTGCTGATTTACCCAGTATAGCATCATCATTGATACTGTCAACCAGTTTACTTGCTTCTGCAAGACAATTTGACATTGTGCTTTCGCTCTCATCAAGAACGTTAGCAATATACTCCATCACTGCACCTAGTTGTGCTCGTGCTGAAGAATTCTCAAATGTGTGGTTCATTGGATTTTCTGGATCACCGACAATGTCAGTTCCTTCTTTAACCCAAACTGTTTTACCACTATTCTCAACAACACTTACAAGGTTGTTGATTGTTTCTGCTACTTTTGTATTGTGTTCACGTACTGCCTGCATTTCTCTTACTAGTGACTGAACATAAGGTAATGCACCCTCTACGTTTTCATCAAAGTGATGTACTGTGAATTGTGATTTAATATCGTCTAGTCCATCTTCGTCCAATTGCTCATCATTGGCTGTAAATGCTTCTATCATTGATGTATATGTTCTTGCACCTTTCATACGATGCAATGTTTCACGTATACTGTTGATACGTCCGATAACTGCTTCAACAATATCTGCTGTGTCTTCATTAACTAGACCATTCTTTTCACTATAACGTCTAAACTCTTTAAGTTTCTTTAATTCTGAACATTGTTCTGCAATATGCTTACCAAAGTCATCCATTGGGTTGCCGCCAGCTTGGACATGACGTAGCATAGCTCTGCCGCCTGCTAAGTTATTGCTAGGAAACTTATAGCGTTCTCCTTCACTATTTTCAATGTAGATAGCTTGAATGTTTCTACTACGTGATCCACGCTGTTCTTCATTCACTGCCTTACTGTGCTTAATAACAAGTCTTGCATTTTCTAATTTTTGATAGCTACTTTTGCTACTTCCATATGCAGGGCCAATACCCTCGTTTACTTTGTTCATGTCTTTTACCTTTTGAGCTTGGTAGTCGAAATCTTTTGGTTCAATATTTCTAGAATAATTCTTTAATGTGTATTCGATAATGCTACGATTGGCTAAACTTTTAATTTGCCCAAGTGTTTCTTTAATTGATTGATGGTCTACATTTGAACCCAAACTAACTTTTATATTACGAGTATTATCAGTTTCATCTAAACTAATCATAGTTCCATTGTCAATTATATAAAAACGTCTTGCAACTGAAGGGTCTACAGTATCTGCACCTTCATCAGTGTATAATTTTAAATCGTGACCGTTGCCTTTGAGTATCTTAAACATCTTTTCTGCAACTAATTCTGAACTCAACATATCTCTTTAACTTTCTATATAGTGTATTTATACCAAAAATGTAAATGGCATTGGTGCCATGTCTTCTTCATCACTAAAACTATCTTTTAATTCGTTGTATGTTGTTTCATCATACTGTGCTACTTGTTGAGCAACTCTAACTACCAGCAAAGCCGACATTACTAGATCATCTGTTTCTCCATCCTTTGCAGCATAACTTGCACCACGAGCAATGAATGTTTTTGTTTCACGCAATAATGTATTACTGGCTATTTCCATCTTATCACTTTCTACCCAGTTTTTAAATTTACTACATGCCGCCAGTTTACTCTTATTTGTAGTTGTAAACCCACGTCTATATGATCTTGATCCTCCAGATTTACGTGCTTCAGTAATAAAGGTTCCGGCTATATTTTCTTCACCCATTTCATTAATCGCAACTAATGCAGCTTCACCTAATGTATTGTTTTCTACACTCCAATATATTTCACTATCTGGTGCACCTGATTCTATTTCACTTAATATACCACGCATAATGCGTATTTGTTCTTGTACTGGTGTTTTATTATGCATCCATTCAGCCACTTGTCGCATTCCTGGAAGCTCGTATACTTGTATTGCTGAATTATCGCCACCAGTTCCCAAACTAGGATCAAGCCCTGCTATATAAGTTTTACCATTTTGTATTGGACGATACCATCTCACTTGACCTGATTTTTTATAAACATCTTTATGTTCCATTAATGTAAGTTTTAAACTATCGATCAGTGTTTCATCAAATGCAATGAATTCATTTAAGTGTTCACGTCTAAACCGCTCTTCGCCAATTTTTCCTTTTTCTTCATCTGCCCAAGGTTGATCTCTATCTGGATGAGCTGTCCAGTCAGCACTATATGCTTTAAATCCATTTTTGCCAGTTTCTTTTTCATTACCATATTCATCTGTAGTTTTTAATGCTTCACGCCAAATTTGTGCAAATTGGTCATCGTCTTGGTTTGGTGTACTTGTAATAATACACTTACCACCTGTACTAAGTGTCGGTGATAATGCTGTCCAGAACTCACGAGCAATAGTAGGTCTAACAAATGCAAACTCGTCTAAGTATGCCAGTGAGATAGATAAACCACGTCCAGTATTTTCAGTAGTTGCTTGTGCTACAATACGACTGCCATTATCAAACTCTAACGATCCTTTGTTATATGCAGTAACACCTGCTCGTATAAAGTTTGGCAATAATTCATAAGCAAAGCGTATACGTTGCATAATTTCCTGTGCACCACTATATTTGTGTGCCGCAATTAATATTGTTTGGTCTGGCATAAACATTGCATACCATAACAGATATGCCGCCGCTGCTGTTGACTTGCCCATTTGTCTGCTGATAAGTGCAATACTATATTTGTTGTCATGGTAACTATCTAGTAATCCACGCTGGTAATCAAACAGATCAAATTTTAATCGACCTTTAGTGGGATGCTGAATCCAACAATACTCTGTAATAAAGTATTGCGGATCAAGAGTACATCTAGCAAGTTCTTGTAACTGGTCTGATGTATACTTTTCTTTTTGATATGGGGTTTTAGTTAATTTGGTATCTACTGACATACTAATACTTATGTTATAATAAAAAAGGGGAAACTACAATTTCTATTGTTAGCTTCCCCTGTAAACCTTAAGCCTGTAATTAAGGGTTGTATATTATATACCCGCTAGTTTGCGCAAGTAATCTAATTCTTCGTGTGATTCTTCTTCAAGTTCAGCACTTGCCATTTCTTTACAATCTGAGCATCTGCCATGTCCTTGATAAACATCCATAATAGGAGCGCCACAGCAATTACTTACCATGCCTTCTTCATTTTCGTCACCTGCAGAGTATGCTTCATCAAACTCTGCACGTTGTAGGAAACTTTGAATTGCGTCAGCATCTAATGATGTTAACAGTTCGTGCATTACCTTTTCATAACCATGCTTTTCAATCATGTCATATACTGGTTGTGTATAGTAGCCACCAGCTTCGTTAGTTTTAGCTCTTTCTTCATATAGTCCATCAATATCACCTAAGTAACCATCACACGCATTATGTTCATCATTTGGGCAATCGCCGCCACAATATCTACATTCTTCTTTTTCTTCGTCAAGCTCTACTGATTCAACAAACACTTCTACCATGTCGTCGCCGTTGCGTAGTCCGCCTTTTTTAACTTTTACGTTTTCTTTGCCGTATTTTTCAATTGCTTCTGCCGAAGACATTGAAGTTTGCTTCCAACGCTTTTCGCCTTCTTTTAAATATTCAGTAAATGTTTTCATTATTCTAGTCCTGCTAATTTTTTCATATATTCGATAGCTTCACCAAATCCACTATCACGACCAATACGCATATCTAAGTCACGTGCTACTTGATCTCTAACATCTGTATCACTTGCTTCTGAAAAATCATCGTTATCGTCTGACAAAGTCATTAAGTCTGACATAGCGGCATCAATAGCACGTTCTGGGCTATCAAATTCACCACGCTCATGTCTTTTAACAATATCGTCTACAATCTCTGCAACTTCAGCATTACCTTCGTCACTAAACATACCGTATTCACGGTTGCTA